AGTATGAACTGCACAAAAAATCAATAGCTGATTATAATGAGGCAAGAACTAAAATGAAAGTTCTAGCTGAAACAGTTGTAAGACACCACCAACCACAAGAAGATGTAGATACAATTAGAAGTATGATAAAAAAATACAGTTCAAGTGGTGGACAGTTATTTGATGATAATTGTTTTTACTTTACTGCACCACCAAGAATGGAAACAGATAGTGATGGAGATAAAAAAGAAATAATTGATGAGGAACACGTTAAGTTTAGTTTAGGAGATGAGTTTGCAAGGTCTTATTATAGAGATGAGATTAAAGCAAAAGGTCTTAACCCAGACTTTCATGTTGCAATCAATGGCAATTACGACAAACGTAGTCCAAGCTATTACACTATGGAAAGCCAAGTAAATAAATTTACAGGGCATGAGAATAGTAGCAACGATAATAAAACTACCCTGTCATACAAAGATGAGTGGGAAAAAGATTTCCAACTTACAACAATCGGTTCATCTTATTGTCATAGTAGAATGTTTGCAGTTGACCAAGAAACATTTGAAACTTTCAAAATGTATAATACTTTGAGAGAGAATGTTAAATTAACTCACGAACAATTATATCAGCACGTCAATGGTAAAATGCAAAAACTTACATTGGGTTTAAAATCTTATAGATACTTTGACCAAGCTAAATTACTAGCTGACAAACTTGGTGTTGCACTTAATGAGGGAATACTAAATGAAAGTAGCAGTATGGCTTTGTCTGTTTATAGTCCGACAAATTTAGCTGACTTATTAACTGATAAGGTAGAACAAACGAGAGAGGAAAAAATAGCTATTGCAAGGTCAATAATGCAACAAGCAACAGTAAATTAAACAGTTGACAATGGGGAGAATATAGGATATTCTCCCCTTAATAACATACAGGAGAAATAACATGGAACTAAACAAACAATTCAAGATTACTTACTACGCAAAAAAACATGGTAAGCACATAACAAGAAATGCAAAGTGGACAGACCTTTGTAGATATTGGACTAGCAAAGTTGGAGATAGTTTAATAACTTACTTTGATATGGACAAACAAGAATACAGAACTGCCAAGACTACTTGGACAATCAGAAACACAGAAACGAGGTACTAATGGAATATGTTTTAATAATAACAATAGCATTAATATTATTTGCTAGAGTATGGAGTGATAAATCATGACAGAACTAACACAGGAACATTTTGAATTGCACACTAAAAATAAAGCTGAGCAATTTGAACGACAGAAAATAAAGTTCTTAGAAGATAGAATTAAGACTCTAGAAAATGCAATAGAAAGTCATGCCAAAATCTTAGCTAGATTTCAAATGACTGAGGGGGATAACTCATGAGTAATTTTGTCTGGTGTCATGGACCAAGTTGCCACAAATCCCACACTCAAGATAGGATAAGAGGTGTCAAGGGTAGCAAGGTCCTAAGGACTAAGAAAGTACCACAGACTCAATGGAATAGTGGAGAGAGAACAAGTATGTATTCTTATTTCTGTAGTCAAGGTTGTTATAATGACTTTGCAAATACATATGTAAGAGAGGTCATTGCATTACACCCAAGGACCGAGGCTCTTGAAACACCGATTGAAGTGACCAAGGTCCAAGATACATATTGGGATAATAGAACTTTTATGAGGACCGAGATTAAAACAGTTGACAACAATGGTGGATAGTATAGGATAGGACCATAACAAATACAGGAGAAATAACATGGACGACACAATGATCAAAGCAACTAACCCTTACTCAAACCAATCAACGATGTTAACACCAGAGGAACACAAGTTATACATTGAGATTAAGACAGCAGAGTTTGACGAGGATTACAACACAATGCAAAAGAAGTTGTCTAAGTTTAGTAGACTGAATGCAAGTGCATACATGGTACTACTAGACTAACCGAGTTACATACATGTGTGACCCTGTAGGGTCACACTCACACAACCACAGGTTGTGCGGCCGCGCTCGCGCACATATAATCAATAGAGGTACCAGACCCAATAACCACACAGCACGAAACAAGAGACCCTATATACCTTTTATATAAAAGGGGTCCCACACGTATAGGTTGTATTGCTTGATTTACAGGTTTAATGCTGTTAAATTCATTATGAACATCTATAAAGGTGCAAAAAAATTATAAAAAATTTTTATGGAAATAAATAACATAGACATTAGTAAGTTACCGGCTGATGTAAGGAAAGAATTTAAAACGCTGCAAGTAATGCATGCGGAAAAAAAAATTAGAAATAAAGCTAGAAGTGACTTCATGTCATTTGTAAAATGTGTTTGGCCTGAGTTTGTAGAAGGTGCTCATCACAGACATATTGCAAAAAAATTTAATGAACTTGCAGAAGGCAAGATAAACAGACTAATCGTAAACATGCCACCTAGACATACTAAGTCTGAGTTTGCATCGTTTCTACTTCCCGCCTGGATGGTGGGCCGTAATCCAAAGCTCAAGATCATTCAAGCAACTCACACAGGAGAACTAGCAATAAGATTTGGTCGTAAAGCTAAGACCTTGATTGATAGTCCAGATTATCATAAGATATTTGAAACAAGACTAAGAGAAGACTCCCAAGCTGCCGGTAGGTGGGAAACAGCACAAGGTGGCGAGTATTTTGCTGCAGGGGTCGGCGGTGCTATAACCGGACGGGGTGCTGACCTATTAATAATTGATGATCCACATTCGGAACAAGATGCACTATCCTCGACCGCATTAGAATCTGCTTACGAATGGTACACATCAGGACCACGTCAGCGTTTACAACCCGGTGGAAAAATTGTAGTTGTAATGACAAGATGGTCTACAAAAGATTTAACTGGTAAATTAATTGGGCACCAAAAAGAAGCAAAGTCAGACCAATGGCACATAGTAGATTTTCCAGCGCTCTTGCATGCTGGTACAAAAAAAGAAAAACCAGTTTGGCCTGAGTATTGGAAACTATCAGAATTAGAATCTGTTAAAGCAACTTTGCCTGTTGGTAAATGGAACGCACAATGGATGCAACAACCAACATCTGAAGAAGGTGCAATCATTAAACGTGAATGGTGGCGTAAATGGAAACACGATTGGATACCAGACTTGCACCATGTTATACAATCATATGACACAGCATTTCTTAAAAAGGAGACTGCTGACTACTCAGCTATTACTACGTGGGGCGTATTTTATCCAAATGAAGACTCACCTGCCAATTTAATCTTATTAGATGCTATAAAGGAACGTATGGAGTTCCCAGAGCTAAGAAGACGGGCATTAGAGCAATACAAGTATTGGCAACCTGAATCTGTGATCGTGGAACAAAAAGCATCTGGTACTCCTTTAACTCACGAATTAAGACAAATGGATATACCAGTTTCTACCTTTACACCATCAAGAGGAAATGATAAGCATGTTAGAGTAAATACATGTGCACCTCTTTTTGAGTCTGGTATGGTTTGGGCACCAGAACAACGATTTGCTGAAGAGGTTATTGAGGAATGTGCAGCATTCCCGCACGGTGATCATGATGACTTAGTCGATGCTATGACTATGGCTGTTATGCGATTCAGACAGGGAGGTTTTATCTCTCACCCCGAGGATTATGTAGAAGAAAAATCAACGCCTAGAAAAAGAGTTTATTATTAATGCCAACATTTCTTAGAGAACTATTTGAATTATACGCCAAACGATTAATTATGAAAGGCGGACAAGGAATTAAACAGATTCCTAATAAAGACAGAGTCAAGCTAATGGCTGACAATTTGTATAAAGATTTCAAAAAAGCAGGTATTCCTGATGAAATAATTCAAACAGAAAATGACATAAAAGTTTTTCATCATAAAATTGCGGAAGTCCAACAAGAAAATGCGATTAGAGCTATTTCTGCAGATAGTGCAGAAGGTAGAAAAATTACAGAAGGTTTGTTTGGTAAACCAAAAGCTCAAGTTTTCGATTTGAAAGGCAATAAAATTAAAAACCCACAAAACATTATGGGTGGGCAAGAAATTAAAGTTGATATAGTAGCTGATACTATAGCTACTATTAAATCTAAAAAACCAATTGACGCGATGAAAGAAGCAAATTCTGTAATTGGCAGAAAAGGCGTATATAAAAATTTAACACCAGATCAATCTAAAAAAATATTAAAAGATACTGAAGATCATATCTTTGAAAGAGATATACCTATTGATCCAGAAGACATGGCGGATGGCGGTGTTGCAGGATTATTGGGTGAAAGACAAAACTTTGCCATGGGCAAACGTGCATTCTTAAAATTAATGGGTGGTGTCGGTGCAGGAATCGCGGGCCTTAAATCAGGATTACTAGGATTTGGTGGCAAGCAGGCAACTAAAAAAGCTGTAACTGAAACTGTAAAACAAACTGCAGGATCAGGAGCTCCTCCAGCATATTTCTTTAAGCTAGTAAATAAAATTAAAAAACTTGGTGATGATGCAACTCCAAAATATGGATTACAACCTCGAGAAAAAGTTACATCATATAAAGATTATCAATTAACAGAAGAGTTTGACTCAGGTCGAACGACAATTCAAAGATTTAAACAATCGGAGATTGATTATTACGATGAAATGTTAATGGAAGAAACTTACATGTCCCATACTCCTGGAAAAGGTCAAGCTGATGAAACTATGAAAGGTAAAACTCCACCAGATGACTATACAGAAGATACTTCATATATAAGAAGTAGTGGTCCTCAAAAAGGGGATATAGCGGAAACAGTAGACGGTGTACCAGATGATATATTTGAGGAAGTCGGAGAAGCAGTACCAGAAGCTATTAGAAAAGGTAAAGCAGACGGCGGCCGTATTGGTTTTGCAAAAGGTAAAGGTGTAATGACTTTATTAGATTTAGTAAAAAACAAATTTGGTAAGAAATCAATTACAACTGCAGACAAAGCACCTATCCCTCCAAAGACTTTAGAACGTGATATGTTTAAAAAAGCTGATAATAGATTAAATGACAAAAGACAAATGAATGCTGATGAACTTGAAGATTTTGAAATGGAAATAGGAGGTGATAATTTAGAAGCTTATTATTTTGATGGCACAGTAGGTGATGCAAAAAGAATTTTACAGGAAGAAAAACAATACATGGACGATATGTTTATGGAGTATAAAAAAGGAAACCTAGATCCTGTAGCAGGCGACAAATCTCCAGCTAGAAAAAGATTTTTAGAAAAAAAACTTGAAGAGATGGAGATGAGTGGAGATAAAAGATTAATGAGTGTAGATGAAATAGAAGAACTAGCTACATTTGATTTAGGAACTGATATGGATAAAGCAATAAACAAATTTAAACAAAAAGACCTTAAACAAAAAACTGAACTTATGAACTTTGATCCTCCTAAAAATAGAAAATCAAACGCAACAGGCGGACTAGCTGCCATGTTAGGTGAGTAATGGCTGATATATTAGATTACATTGACAAAATGCAAATAATGTACGGGGACAAAGAGCCAAGCTCCATGGACCAAGAACCACGAATCGGGTTAGATGTAGGTGGAGCACTGACCATGGATGTAATTAGAGTTCTTGAAGACAAACAAAATTTCAGAGATGCATGGAAGAATTATAAAAAATCTACTAGAGGAAGTAGACCTTTAAGCCCTGGTCAATTTTTCAAGATCTGGGCAAGAGAGAACATGGCTAAAGGCGGATCAGCTGGTCAGTTAGTACAACCCAATAACGACGGATCACGGCCCGGGTATGCAGGTGATACATTTTTAGTTAAAGTTGGTAGTCCTGTAAAAGAAAATAATGTTATTGAACAAAAATTTATAGAAGTAACCGGAAGTAAAAATAGACCTGAAACTTATAAAAAAACAGGAGTAGAAAAAACTTTATACAAACCACAAATTGTGGTTGGAAATAAAACAGTATTAACTACTGACTTTGGATCTAAAAACTCTGCTACAGCTACTATAAAAAAATATAGAAAAACAACACCAATTAAAAATGCACCACCTAATTTAAACACCTTAGATGAGAAAAAAAAGAAAAAATATTTAGAAAAAAGAGAACGATCAGATAAAATTATTAAACGTGGCGGAGTAGAAAGTTTTGAAACTGGAGACGATGTAATTCACAAAGGACATTCACAAAATATTGATAACCCTAACGTTAAAATTAAACCAAGCAATATTATTTATACGCCAAAAAAAATTAATCAATCTATGGGAGGCCAAGGTTCTAAAATCTCACCCACTGACCTTGATTATAAAATAGATGTAGCAGAAGATAAAATTAGAGACATTAAAAAAAGTAATATGTCAGGAGCAAAGAAAAAAGTTGAGCTAGAAAAACTTGACACCAAATTAATGAAGTATGTAGATGATTCTAATGGTTATAAAACGGTTACTTTAAGTGGAGGTAATACATATGGTGAAATTTTTCAAAAATCTAAATCTATGGATATGTTTGATGAGTTTCCTGATATGACAGAAAAAGAAACAAAAAAATTTGTTAACCAATATTTTAATGATGAAGGAAAATTAAAAG